ATGTCGGGCCGAAGTTCAGCCCTCTTCACTTTCCTGCCTGTGTGCAACTCGATGTCACGAGCCAGTTCGGGACTAGGCAGTCGTCGCCCCGTAACAATCAATGAAAACCACGTTTTGCTGATGCCCAGAGTGCGGGCCATAGCAATCATCGTCCCCCTCGGTTTGTCGGAAAAATATTCGGTTAAAGTCATCGGGTTCCTTTCTTGGTTAAGCGGATGTTACACTAAAAAAAATTGTTGTGCAACACCAGATTAAACATGATACACTACACCCAGTTTAACTTGAAAGCGAACCATGCACAATGAAAGTGAAATGCACCAGCTTATGCTGGAAAGAATGCAAATGCTTGAGGAGGCTCTGAGAAGGGGCATCGCAGGCGTTGCTACCGAGGACGATTGGGTACTCATCTGCGCCGAGTGCGGGATGCCCAAGAGTTCATTTATGACTGAAGAAACTAGGAGCGAATGATGGCTTTAATAGCGAAAGAAAGCGGCGGCGGCGGTGGTGAATTTACCCCTGTCCCCCAAGGAATGCACCTTGCACGGTGCTACCGAGTAATTGACTTGGGAACCCAAGAATCAACCTACCTTGGCACAGTGAAAAAACTGCCCAAGGTCATGTTGCAATTTGAGGTGCATGGCGAAGATGACGCGGGCAAGCCCATCGTCACAGCCAAGAACGAGCCAATGTCAATCAGCAAGAACTTCACGCTCTCGCTGGCGGAGATGGCTACCCTGCGCAAAGACCTGCAAACATGGCGTGGACGCGAGTTCACCGCTGAAGAGTTGCGTGGCTTTGAACTCAAGAACGTGCTGGGCGCGTGGGCGATGATTTCGGTCATCAAGGCTATGGGCAACAACGGCAAGGAGTACACCAACATTGCCGCCATCATGTCTGTGCCACCCGCAATCAAGAAGGCAGGAATGCCAGAGGGCCACAACGACCTGAAGTTGTTCTCCATCGACGAGCCTGACATGACGCTGTTTGACAGCTTCAGCAACGGCCTGAAGGAGAAAATCCAGAAGTCGCCAGAGTGGCAAAGCCGAGGAGGTTCAAGCGCTCCAGCGCCCGCTAAAGCGGCTTCCAGTGGCTTTGACGACATGGACGACGACATCCCCTTCTGACCATGAGGCTTATGCGTAACCAAAACGCGGCGCACATTGATTTCTTTCAGTTCAAGGGACTGATTGAGACCAACCCAAAAGCGACGCCCTGCGACATTGACATGGTGTTTGAACGCAAGTGCAAATTCTTTGTTGGTGAATGGAAGCGGGAAGGTGAAAGCATCAGCCAAGGACAGGGGTTGCTACTGCGCAATCTGGCAAGGCAACCCCAGTTCACCGTCGTCATCATCCAAGGAAACACGGACGGTGAGACGGTGGTCGAGAAGTTCGAGCAACTCTGCTCAGACGGTCGGTTCAGGGTGCGTGGCAAGTCTTTTGATGACCTCAAGAAGTTTGTCACGCGCTGGTACAACTGGGCAGACGCCCAAGAATTTCAATAAGGAAAATATGGGCTACATCATTGGACTTGCCTGCTTTTTTGCTTGGCTCACTCACGTCTTCACTTGCTTTGCACAAGGCTTGTGGGGCTTCTTGGTTGCTGGCGCAATCATGTTCCCCATCGGCATCTTGCATGGCTTTTATCTCTGGTTCAAATAAGGAAAAAAGATGACTATCACGGCAACAGCACCACGCGCAAGCGAATCAAATCACTGGTACACCCGCGACGGCGTGCCACAGTACACAGTCCCATCTAAGAAGGATGGCTCACCACGCAACACCACGCTCAGAGATGCTCGAACCATGAACTTGGTTCCGAGTGTCACTACAATTCTGAGTGTCGCGGCAAAACCTGCACTGACCAATTGGCTTCAGCAACAGGTACTACTCGCCGCGCTTACCCTTCCCCGCCGCCCCGACGAACCTGAAAAGGAATACATAGACCGAATCATCAACGATTCCAAAGAACAGGGTCGCTCGGCGGCGGACGCGGGAACTGACATCCACGCATCTATTCAAGGCTTTTATGAAAACAATCCGACAGGCAAACACCATGAGAGTGTCCAAGCCTGCGACCTCGCAATCACCAAGCACTTCGGTCAACAACGATGGGTCTCTGAGCGCTCATTTGCACATGACCTCGGTTTTGGCGGTAAGTGCGATTTATTTACTGGGGATGGAGAAGGCATCGTCGCTGACATCAAAACCAAAGAGTTCTCTGACCCCGCAAAGGTCGATGGCTACGACGAACACCTCATGCAACTCTCAGCTTATCGAGTTGGTCTAGGCATCCCCAAGGCCCGCTGTGCCAACGTCTTCGTGTCCCGTAGCGTCCCCGACCTCGTCGTGGTGCGTGAGTGGAGCCTTGAAGACCTTGACCGTGGTTGGGAGATGTTCGTCAACCTGCTTCAGTTCTGGCAATTGAAAAATTCACACAAGTAAGGAGTAAAAATGCTGAGTGAAGAAACAATCAAACAGGTCTTTTTTTACTGCGACCACCACGAGCCAAATGCGGTTGTGGCTGACGATGTAGACATCGTTCAGTTCGCCCACCGTATTGAACAAATGGTGGCGGTGGAGTACGCTCGGAAGGAACACGCTCGGTGCGTGGAAATTGTGAGCCAACTCAACCGCGAGGTCGCAAAAGCCCTCGACACACAACGACCAAAATAATCATGGACATCCACCTCATCAGACACCTAGCAAAGCAATATGAAGAGGGTAGGCGCGACCCAGAAGCACTTCTGGCCCACGCTTGCCTTGAGGCATACGAGCAGGGGTTTGATGATGGGGTCAATGAGGCCGAAGAGCGAATGGCCCAGACCCAGATGCTCTTGATGTTCACCGCTGGAAGCGCGTAAAAAAAGCCCCCCCGATTAAAGGGGGGCTAAAAGGAGAGTGGCAACTGCTCCTCGAAATTTACTCTTCTGGCGGTCTTTCTTTCAGCAATCGCTTGCCAAGTTCGTAGGTTCCTAGACCCAGCCCACCAAGGACGCCAGCGCCCCTTGTACGGGTCATTGTCTTGCCCGCAGGGGGTAACAGAGCCGCACCTGCCGCGCCAGCCTCCAAAGCCTTTAAAACGCCCTCGCTGGTATCGCCAGCCTTGAATCGAGCCAAGGCTTCTTGGTAACTCATCACGCCAAGGTAGCCAGCGCCACCACCAACAACAGTTCGCGGCAACGCGCCCATCTTTGCAGTCTTCACGCCAGCGGCATCCAAAGGACGCACCAGCGCATTTGGCTGTTCTTGCGCACGAGCCAGCCTGCGACGAGCCACCTCGGCATCGGTCTCAGCTTTGGTCAGCGCACGCTGTAGAGGAGCCGCCGTGCGTTTCTGGCCCGTGACCACGTTGTGCTGTTGACCAGCCGCCGCACGCTCTCGACGCAGACGTTCCAACTCAGCCTCATAGGTGGCTTGTTGTTGCTGGAAAGCCCGCGCTTGGGCTTCTTGCTGAAGTCGAGCCTGTTCGGTTTTCTGAGCCAACTCGGCTTGACTTGCTTGGTTCTGTCGGTCTATATCAGCTTGACGCTCCGCCACAGTGGTGGGTGGCAATTGAAGTTGCACACCGCCCTCGGTTGTCACCAAACCATAGTCACCAGCACCAAGTTTCTTGATTTTTTCCAGATTTTTCAAGTCTTCTTCAATTAGGCGCTTACCGCCTGTTGGGCTGTCTTTGGTCTGGTCGGTAACGATGTCCAAAATGGCCTCTGGCATTTGATGCTTTTGGCCTGCGGACTTGATTGTCCAGTTCCTTACACCTGAGTCACCTTCGACTGGCGCACCACTTGCTGGGCCAGTGCGAATCACTTGCGGGAACGGCGACGATGGTGCAGGCGGCTCAACCACTGGCGGAGTTCTGGGTAGACCCCTCAAGCGCTCTTGAGCCAGACGCTGTTCGTTCTTGAGGCGCTCAAGTTCGCCCTGACTTTGTCGGAATGTTTCCTCAAGATTATCTGCGCCTTGAGGCACAGCGACCTCCAAGTTACGTCGAGCCAACTCCAGTTTGTCCGCAGTCTCCAGCGCACGCTCTTGAGCCTTACTGGTGTCAATCTTTGGAGGCAACTCTGGGTTCGTCATTGGCGGGAACAACAGGTTTGTCGCCGCACCAGCAATAGCGCCAACTTCAGGCGCATTGATTCCACCCTGCTTGTCATCAGGGTTTACAACCGCAGGAGGTTTATTCTTTTCAGCCTCTTCTTGCTCACGCTTAAATTTGCTTGACTCTGACTCGTAGCCTTCAAACGGGCTTTCACTTTTCTTCTCGCCATCATCAGCGCCACCGAAAAAGTTGGTCGTGAGTTTGTGAGCGCCACGAATGGCCTTCTCGTAACCCTCGTCCTCAGCGTAGGAGCCTTTAACGCCAGTGCGCAAGCCTTCGGCGTACTTGCTGATGTCGTCGCCAGTGTTGAGCGCCTTTGGGTAGAGGCGGCGCATCATGTTTGCATAGTAATCTCCAAAAGCCTCTGGGCTTTCAAAGTTCACATAGTTGTCTTTGGTCTTGCTCTTGTTGTCCACCGCTGAAGTGCCTGCGCCAGACATATCTTTGATGTTGCCAAGGTTGAAGTGACCCGGTACTTTACGACCGTAGTCAGTCTCCATGCCCCACTGAGCCAACAACACCGTAGGAGACACACCAATCTGCTTGCCTACCTGCACAGCAATCGGACTGTACTCCTCGGTGAACATCTTTACATGGTCATTTGCCATATCACTCCCCTTCGCGTTTCTTGCGAATCACGCCAGTTTTTTTGTCTCGTATGTAGCCGGGAGGCACAGACGGGTCGGTTGATGGCAACGGCGTTGCAGGAGTGTTTGCCTTTGGATTCCCGCCCCCATCCGTTGGTGTGGCAGGCTTTGCTGGGGTTGGGGATGTAGCCGCTGGCGTTTTGTCCTTCTTCTTTGGCGACAGCAAGTCCATGTTCTCTTCGCGCACGCGGTCAAGCGTTTTGCGATAGTCAGCCTTGAGCGCCTTGAAGTCGTCGTCAACAAGGAAGTCGTTGTAGGTGTAGCCAGCCTGCTTGCTCTTTTGGTTCCACAGCTTGAAGCGCTCTTCGTCAAACATACCCTGCATCTTGAGGGCGTCGGACTTCAGAATGATGGCGCGTTGGCTGTCGGATGGCAACGCATAGATGCCGCCCAGCAGTTTGGTTTCGTAGTCGGAGGTGGAGCCTTCGCCCGGTGTCCTGTTCAACTGACGACCACGCGACTGCAACTGTGCGCTCTTCTGCATGAACATCTGCAACGCGGTCAAGTCGTTGCCACTGAGTTCGTATTGCTTGATGGTCGCGGCAGGCAGGTTGATGTTGAAGTTGCCGACGTTCGCGCCCTCTTGCACAGCACGGGCCACCGCGTTCGCGAGGCCGGGGCGGTTCATAATGTCAAACACCAGCGGGTTATTCTTGGCGTAGCCAATCATGTCGTTCGCAATGTTGCTGTTCTCAAACGCCGCCTCAGCTTGCAGGCCAAGTCGTGACGCCATCTTTTCAGCGGCTTCAGCGCGACCCTTTGAAGTTGTCTCTGCGGCGGCTTCGTCAGCCTTTTGCTCTGATGCGGATTTGGCGCGAGGAATAGGTGGCGGTGCGCCCCCCTCTGTTGGCGCTGTGCCGTCTGCTGGCTTTGGCGCAATCTTGCGACCTTTAACCTGCTCGGACTCAAGCCAACCCTTGCTGTCATAGAAATTGAGCAACTTATTCTCGTCGCCATCAACATTCAAATATTGGTTAAGTGCGGCTTGGTATTGGGCATACTCTGCCACGTTCATCTCGCGCTCGGTGCGCAATCCACGAGGGATGACCTTGCGCTTGTCTTGGCCCAATCGCTCTCGGTTGATGGCGTTTTCCTCTTCCTTCTGTTGCACCGAACGAATCTCTTTCAGCACAGGAAGCATTTTTGGCGCAACTCGGTTTGCCAACAACAACACCTCGTCGGTGATTTTGATTTGACCTTGACGAGCCGCATTCAAAACTTGGGTTGGGTTTGGAGCGCTTGCGACATCGACAGGCGAAACTGCGCCGGGGACTCGCAACTGACCTGTAGGCGTAGTAACTGCACCGCCAGCAGGTGCAGGTGCTTCCGTCTTTGGCCCACCCAACAGCGCACTGATTAACTGGTCGCCACCCAACTGCTGACGCAACTCTTGCTCCTTGGCAAGGAGTTCCATCTCCAGCTTCTGGTTCTCTCGCTGGTGGAGCATTTCGCGCTCTGCGGCTGTTCCAGCGTTCTCTGCGGCATACCCCAAGGATTCGCCAAACGAACCCGTCTTGGTTGGTTTTAAGAAGCCTGCGGCGGTCTGCATCAAGACAGGGTCAAACATCCTGTTCTTTCGCATATCCAAACTCTCACGCATACGCAACAGCGCGGCATTCATTGCCTCGCGCTGGTCGCCAAGGTCGTCAACGATTGTCTCTTTCAAGCCAGTCGGTTTCGATTTGGTTATCTCTTCGATGTTCTCGGCCTGCACTGCGCTTGCGTCAAACTTGTTTCCAGCTTGAGCGGGAGGTTTTGCTTGAGCGGCGGAGGCTTGACCCAAACCACCCTGTGTTGGAATTGCCATTCTTTACCCCACTAAGTAGCCATCGGCATCGTAAAAATTTCCGTTGCCATCGTGATATTCTGCGCCAGTTGGGGCCATCCCGCCATCAGCAAGACGTACACCGCCCCCTTTGGCTTTGCGCATGACTCCGCCCTTGGCGACCTTTGCCGCACGCAAGCGAGACTCTTCTGCCATCGCGTCGTAGTACGCCTTCTGCGCGTCGGTCGAACTGGAACTTGGAAACAGCGAAGCCACCAAGGAACCCAAGCCAGCAATCTGCGACAGCGGGCTGTTGGAGTAGCCTTCGGAGCCAGTTGACTGCGTAGTCGTACCCATAGGCATTTGATAGCCCTGCATCAGCTTGGCAAACTGCTGAGTCTGCGCCATTGGGTAATCGAGCAACTTCTGGCCTTGAGCCTGCTGTTGAGCGCCGTAGTCGGACATGGTCTTCAAACCAGCCAGACCCATGCCTTGTTGGGCTTGGCCCAAGTTCTCAAAAGCCTGACCAGCATTCAAAGCGCGAGACAAGTCTGTCTGAGCCTGCGTGCCAGCGGTCGTGTAGCCTTGCTGGAGGGCTTGCATTTGCTTGCCCATCAAGTCAGCTTGGATGTCACGCAAAGCGTTGCCAGTGACCTGCTGTTGACGACGTGAGCCAAACTGCCCAGAGCCAACAGCCGCCGCGCCGAGGTTCGGCATGATGTTTTCTTGGACGTTGCGGTTGGTCAAGCGACCCATCTCATCCACCACCGCACTGGTGTATGGGTTCATGTAGTCAGCAATGACGTCAGGAACGGTTGTAGCGCCCGCCTCGCCCAGCAATTGAGAAGCCGCACCCATAGACCCAGCGCCAGCAAACGCGACGTCTGGAGCCATCTGGAAGGCTTGCTGTTGCAAAGGACTGAAGCCAGCGATACCACCTTGCTGGACAGCGTTCTGGCCTAAGTTGGCAATGTCTTGCAGGTAATTCGTGTAAAACTCTGGAGCCGTCTGCTGGGCTTCCGTCGTCTTGGTAATCGCGGGTAGTGGGTCACCCTGAAATAAGCCAGCCATTATTTCGCTCCTTTGAGGTATGAGGTCAGCGCCTTGGTCTTGGGCGGAATTTTATTGATTGGAGCCGAGCGCTTGTGGGCGCGGATGCCCTCGCGGAACTTGTCCAAAGCCTGAGCGCCCGCCTTCGTTGAGCCGTTGCCAATCTGGGCCACGGTCTCGGCGTCAATCACATACTCACCGTCTGCCAGCATAGCTGGGATGTCATCCGACTGTCCATCGCCAGCGCCATGCACGGCGGAGCCTTTGCGGAAGTCCATGCGGCCCTGAGTCAGTGGCACGTTGGAAACGTGAGGCAAGCCGCCCTTGCGCATTGGGGGAGCCATGCCCTGCTGTTGAGGCATCATGCCTTGCTGTGGCATCCCTTGTGGCATTTGTTGCGCCATTTGAGGAGGCTGTTGCTGTGGCAGACCCTGCTGTTGTGCTTGCTGAGGGGGTTGCTGTTGACCAATCTGAGGCATCATCTCAGGAGGGTTCATTGGGGGTTGCTGACGCATTCCCAAGTTCGCCAAGATGTCCGCAGGCTGACCGAAGGTGTAGTACGAGGCCACAGGGGTAGCCATCGAAGACAGGCCACCAGAGGCCATTTTGGGAGCCTCTTCTTCAGCGGCAACTTCTTCGTAGCCGTAGTCGCCTTCGTTCACGGGGTTGTACCCCGGGGCATTCAGGTTCTTCAGCAACTCTGCGTTTGGCGTGTAGTCGCCATCGCTTGTGCCGTAGTCTTCGTAGCCCACAAAGCGAGTTGGGCCAATTCCAAAATCTGTGGTGCGTGGGTTGATGAGGCCAACCTGCGACATATCCAAACCTTGGTTTTGCGCACCAGTACCACCGCTAAAGTCTTGACCAAGCAACGTGGCAACCAAAGCGCCAGCGCCAGCCGCACCTGCGGTTGTGCCAAGCGCACCAGTAATGCCAGACAGGGCGTCACTACCTAAGCGGGTCAATGTGTTAGCACCACCAGTCAAAACGTTGCCCAAGTTTTCATACCAAGGGCGCTCACCGCCACCAGAGGATGTGATGTCTTCTGGAACTTCAGCCGCACGATAAAACTCACCGTTCCTGAAAATATTGCCCAGCGAATCGGTGTCGTAGTACGGCTCTTCCTCATCCGTTGAGTAAACGGCATCAGGACTGACGTTGCTGATGTCTCCAGTGTCTGGGTCGGTGGAGTACAGGTACTCGTCCGTCATCATGTCATAGGTGAAGTTGCCAATGGTGTATGTGCCATCGCCGTTATCGACGTATCCGCCGTCTTCAAATTTAGCGACTCCGCCTTTTTTCATCATAGTAATCAAGCCTCCACGTTTGCCGTATTCTTCATCTTCGTATGGTATGTAATACGACGAGTCGTCATTGTTTACATCGTAGTCGCTGTCCCAATAAATATCTTCTGGGTAATCGGTATAGTCCGATGAGTCGTTGTAGACGCTGTAGTCTGTGGAGTCATCACTGAGAACGCTGTCATCAAGCGACGCCCAATAGCTGTCGTAATTGAAATCAGTGTCCCACGTCCCGTCTTCACCCATAGTCCAAACTGCACCAGTTGCATCATCAACCCAAGTGTTGTCAGCAACGGGGGTGTCTTCGTAGATGTCCTCGTCTACTTCTGCGGCACGGTAAAGGTCATACCCACCGTCAGCAGTTGAGATGTAAACATTACCCAATGAGTCTTCAAAATATTCAGGCTCAAAACCAGTTGAACTGTCGTCTGTACCCACTGTGTTTGGGGGGAAGGCGTCAATATCTTCATCGACCTCTGCGGCACGATACAACTCATACGTCCCATCAGGCATTGTCTTGTAGACATTGCCCAAAGAGTCGGTCATGTACTCGTCTTCAGAAACTTCTGCGGCGCGATACAAAACCTCAGTACCGTCTGGCATGACCTGATAAATATTGCCTTTGTCATCCGTTATAAATTCATCATCAACTGGCTTTTCAGCTTTTTGAACTAGAACCTCAGAACCATCAGGCATGACTTTGTAAAGATTGCCATCTTTGTCAGTTATTAACTCATCTTCAACTGGAGGCGCTGGAGGGCCAATATAGTTGGGGTCTCTGGGGTCAGTGACAGGCGGCTTCACCACGCTTGTTGGGGGAGCCTTTGGTTTTACCGCTTCAGCTTTTGCTTTTGCGGCGGCATCCGCCTTTGCCTTTGCGGCGGCAGTTGCAGTAGCGGCGGCGGCTTTGTCTTTTGACGTGGCGCTGGCTAACGCTTTCTTTTCAGCGGCAATTTGCGCTGGTGTTTTTGAGACGTTTGGCTTGCCAGTAATTTTGTCAATCAACAGTTTTGTGCCAGCACCAATCGCCGCGCCCGTGAGTGCGTTCACCACCTTACTGGTGGTCGAGTTTGGATTGCTGACATTTGGCTTGACCGTAGGTTTTACCGCGCCTGTACCAGTTGTGGTCTTGGTGGTCGGTGTAGTCGTGGTCTTGTTTGTAATCGTCGGTTTTGTCGTCGGCGTGGTTTTAGACGTCAGCGTTGTCTTGGGGACAAGCGTCGTCTTAGGTGTAGATGATGTCTTCGTGGTCAAAGATGTCTTTGGAGTCAAAGTAGTCTTTGGCGTCGAAGACGTGCTTGTTGTCAGCGTAGGCTTGGTTGCAGGGTTGACAAACGTCGAGGTGAACGGGCGGTTACCAACGCCAGATTTGATGTTGGTATTGGAGCCACCAGAGCCACCAGCAGAAGTCAAAGAAGACGCGCCCCTGTCAGAGATGAAGGGGGTATTGTCTACACCGCGAATGACGCTACCCAGCGGTGCGCGGTCAACTCCCCTTGCGTCAGGAAGTTGTCTGCTTGATGTGCGTTTTTTTAGAATAGCCATTTTTTATCCACCATTCTTTACAAGCGAAGTCAGACTTGCAATGTCGGTTATAGGAGTTAAGTTTGCTCCGCTTGCCAAAGTCTTTGCAGGCGCGGCACGAGCAACTTTTTTGACCTGTTGTGTTGGCGCGGCCTTCTGAATTGGAATCAGCTTTGCCACGTCCATGCGTTGTGGTGGAGGCGCTTTGCGTGCAACAGGCTTGGCAGTTGCCATTTGCAAACCACCAGCAGGTCTTGGCGCAGGAGCGCGACGCACTGGTTGCTTTTTCTGCGTCAAGGTTTGCTTGAGCAAGTTGCCAACAGTAGCGACCATAGGCTTGGTGAAGTCTGTGGGTTTGATGCCCATAGAGGTTGCCATTTTTGCTTCAGGCGTTGCTTGTTCTGCTTGCGCAACGGCATTCAAACCACCAGCGGGTTGGTCAGAAGCCAAGCCAGCAGTCAACAGGTCTTGAGCAACAGGAGCCTCAGACACAACAGCAGGCTTGGATGTGTCCAAGTCAATTGCTGGTACGGAAGCGTCAGCCAGAGCATTCAAGCCACCCACAGGTTCTGTTGATGCAACAGCAGGAGCCTCGGATGGAAGACCCTCAGCAATGTCAATCACGCTTTCAGGGACGTCTTCGGTTCCGACGGGGGCTTGAGCCAACAAGGTGTTGCTAGATGCTGGAGTCTCTTCGCCAAGCAATTCAGCAAAATCAGTTTCGCCTTCAGCTTGAGGTGCATCCGCAAAAATTTCACCGCGTCGAACTTCAATCTCAGGAAGAGATTCAGAGTCAGGAAGAATTGCAATCTCAGACGTCGGGGTCTCGCCAGTGTATGAAGATGTTGCGTTGTTGACGCCTGCTGTTTCATCAGCGTCAGCCAACACGCTTGCAACATCAAAAGTGCCTGCGTCGTTTTCTACGCCGTAACCAGACACAGTGACTTGACCAACAACTTCATCAGGGATACCAGCGCCAGTTGTTGCTACGCTGACTGGTTCGCCTTCTTTGTCTTTCTCGTTCCAATCAGTTGCGGCGGTGCGGAACTGCTTATCAATTGATTCGTTGACTTCGCGAACGCCATAGTCAACACCTGAGCCAACCGCGCTGTTTGCGAATGCAGTTTCAAAGTCGCCTCGACCAGTCACTTCAGCAGTGATGCCAGATGAGAATGCTCTTGTGCCTGCGTTGAAGACTGCGGTTGCGTCTTGCAAGTCCAATCCGCTTTCCATAGCCAACTCAATGACGTCAGGCTTGACGTAGCTTGCAACTTCGCTGACGCCGCCTGAGACCATACCGCCAGTGAATCCACCAGCAAAGCCGTCTTCAAAATCGCCGCCTTTAATTTCTGCAATCGTTCCGTTGACCAAGCCCTTGCTGATTGAAGAACTTGCAACTTGGGAGAAAGTTTCGTTGAATCCAGCTTCAATGAAAGTAGATGACACGGTAGAAGAAATTGCGTTGCCAACGCTGGGGGCAAAATAAGCCGTACCCATCGACAAAGCAATATCTTCAAGGTCACCACCGCGTGCGGCAGTGATTGCGCCCATCGTGACGGCAGGAGGTATGCCGACAAAACTGCCAGCAACAGAGAGTAGGACAGGGAGAGGGTCGTCAATTACCGCCTGAACAACGTCACCAACTTTTTCGACAACGTCTCCGACAACCTCAACAACGTCTTCAACGACGTCACCAACAGCCTCAAATACGTCACCGACTGCGTCACCGACATCTTCAATGAAACTGACAACTGCGCTCATGCTTATTCCCTTTCAGCCCGCTTTGGCCCTAATTTGACCGTCACGCGGAAACCTGTTTTGGTTCTCTCGGCTTTGTAGCCCATGCCCTCTTGCGGGGGGTTGCGTGAGATTGCTTTGAAAATGTTCATAATCGTTGGGTCTTCAAACTCGCTTACAAGCGTGTCAAAACCCATCTTGTATGCACCTTGGATGAAGGCGTATGAACTCTCTAGGTAGTTGCGGGCGGTGTCTGCGTTTAAGGCGCGGAACACACCAACACGCCCCTCGGCGTTGTGAATAACGAAAAGGGTGTTGCCCTCGCGCACGATAGATGTGCCGGGCATATTCATCTCTTTGACCATTGCCGCGTAGACAGTGGAGGCAGGGTGTGGCGACTTGGTTTCTTGAGCCGCAATCATCAAGATTGCTTCTTGACCCAGTTGTTTCTTTTTGCTATCGACCAGCATCACATCCCCTTAAAAATTGCGGCGGAATAGATGTTGCCCATCCCAGCCGCCAGACTCATTATCAGACCATCAGGTGGTGTTGTCGATTCCGAAAGGAATACCGAATCGGTTTCAGTTCGGTTCTCAATCGCTGGAACAACTCCAGACCTAATATCGTTTAACAGTAAAAGTGTCTCAAGCAATCCACTGCTACCCATCGTATGACCAATTTTTTGCTTATACGAGGTTGCAACGAATGCTTTTAGCGTTTGGTTCAAGGCGTTCTTTTCAGCCTTGTTGTTGGACGCAGTTCCAGTGCCGTGGGTTTTGACTATTTTAATCTCATCAGGGGATATATTGCTATAGTGCATAGCACCTTCCATAGCCTTGATGAAGCCCTCACCGTCCTCGCACTGCCCAATTGCATTTGTAGAGCGCTCTGAGGCGCTGTAAGCCCCCACCAGACGGGCGTGAGGCTTGATTTGTTGCCGTGCTACAGCGTCGCGGGACTCAAATACAGCCAAGGCCGCGCCCTGACCAATCCGAAACCCAAAGTTCGTCGAGTCGAAAGCGGATGGCTTTATGCCCTCCTGCTCTTGCTTTTCTGTCAACACAGCCTTGGAGTCGCCAAAGAACTCCAGCACAGCGTTGGAGACGCCATCCTCAACGGTCAGAACGATTACACGGTCGTAATCGTAGAAGTCAATGAGGTTGACCACATCCATCATCACCTTGAGGCTTGAAGCGCAGGCGCTGGCATCGGTGGTGACCATGTCCATGTCTCCGAACGACTGAGCAATGCGACCCGCATAGACCTGCGTCAACGTGAATGGCAGGAACTTGTAGGTGTAGGTCAGGCGAGAGTCATAGGCTCTCTGACCGATGCCAGCAAAGTGTGCGTTGCCACCAGCAAGAATGAATGCTGTCTTGCCCACAGGATTTTCCCGCAGGAAGGTAAGCAACTCAGGGTCAAGAACCTTCTCCGCCAGCTTGTGAGGGACGTAGACCAGACCTGATTTTGTTCGGCTGTAGGTGTCTGGGAACCAGTTCACCTTTTGGGGGTAGATGATGTCGTCGAAGAGTTCGACGTCTTGGGTTGATGCAGTGCGGTAGTGCGTGAGATAAATCATTTGCACACCTCGACGACTTCTTCCATCGACGCTGGCTCTTTGGTCTTGTTCGCCATCACAAGGTCGTGGAGTTCCTGCACCGACTTGGGTGACCACTCTTTGCTCACCTCGTCAGCGATACCGTAGAGTTCGTCGAAGTACATCAGCATGACCAGCCCGTCAAGGCTGTCCAAACCGATTTCTTGAAAGACGTCGTCCATCGACTCTGCGATGGTGACTTTGGCGTGTGCTGGTCGCGCCACCTTTGCCACATAGTTAAAGATTTCAATGAAGGTCATGTTGCCGTTTCCTCAGTAGGTTGATTGACTGCTCCGACCAGTGCTGATGCCCAGTCCTGCCAGTTCTCATAGATGTAGGGGCCGGGGATACCTTCGTTCGTAAAAACGTCAATAGCCTTTAAACCTGCCGCCCATTGCTTCCACTCCTCTTCGGGAGTGTTTGACGATAGCTGTTGCGCCGCATACGCCTCGCACATAAGACTCGTCCAAGACTCCCATGTCTGGTATCGAGGGTCGTATACAACAGCAAGCGCCATATTAGTTTCCGAAAGGTCTGACGTCGCCAAGCGTTACGCTCAACAACACCTTGCCCATTTGGTAATCACCACCGCTCACGTTACTTCTAAAACGCAAACGAATCTCGCGCCGTTGCTGGCGCATATCAATCTTGCCTGTATCTGGGTCAAACGGATACTCCTGAGAGGGTACGTCTGATGACTGGGCATACGGACGACCTGTGACCTGCAAGGTCATCTCACCCTCTTGAACGAAGTCAGGCTCGACGCGCTCCAAGTTGACCCAGAAGTTTTCGCCCACGGGCGCGGTCTGGGCAGGCCCACCAGCCACAAAACCCAAGTCGCTGGTTTGGAAGTAGCTGTCAATCGCGTTGGAGGATTCAAAGATGACCTCGTCAGTGCCAATTTCGTGTTGCCAGAGGGTAACCCTGCCTGCGGTCGTATTGAACGTCACAGGGACGGTTGCCGAGGCTGTAGCAGGGTTGTCCAGCGTGACGGTGTAGTAGTTGGGCGTTGCGCTTGGCGCAATGGCAATCACGACCGAAATGTTAGTGATGCCTGCGCCAATGACTTGCTGACCCAACAGCACCAAGTTGGTGTTTGGGATTTCAATGTTGGCACTACCGTTTACCGTGGTAGCGGTGGTAGAAAAAACTTCAGTCAACTCGCTCAAGGTTGCGCCAGCGTTGATGGGGAAGCGGAACACCGTAGAGAAGAACCCAGCGGTACGGTACGCACCCAAAGCACCGCCAGCGTCATACCAACAGTCTTCACGGATGTTGTAGATGATGCAGTCGTTGCACTCTTCACTGTCGCCCGAAGGGAAGAACCACCAAATTTCGCCAAAACGAGGAACCTTGTTGGCGTACACCTTTTGGCGCTGGTTGTAGTTCAGGTTGTCAAAAAAGTAGTTTTGATTGAACGTGTTCTTGATTTCCTTGACCACACCGTTGTAAAGCAGGAATCGGTCAACGCCAATCCAGTAGTAGATGCCGTCGTACTCAATGACGCACTGGCTGGAAAGAATGGAAGACTGGCTGGAAATGATGTCATAGCGCCAGTAAAAGGTTTGAGGAGAGCCTGCAACTGTCACGGTGGTGGGGGTGTAGCTGACGCGAATCAGTGAGTCCAAAGACCAGAACAAACCCGAAGGAGCGTTCGAGCCGCCGCGTACTGGTAGACCTTTGACAATCTTGGTCGAAGACACGTTGGTCTCGTTGGCGTCCGCACCGTTCCAGTTAAATGGATTGCCTGCAACGCAGTTCTTGATGAGGCCATTGTCGCCATAGACGAAGACATAGGGGTGAAGCACCACCACACCGCCAGAGACTTCAATCAGGTCGCCTGTTGGAGTAGAACCTGCGGTGTCAGCCAAGGGAGACATATTGGTTCCGCTGATGTCACCTGCAAACACAATGGTGTTCACGATGGCGTCAGTCTGTGCAAGGTTTTGACCTGCGTGAGCCAACAACAATTGGTTGTTGCTTCCTTGCGAATCGAACATGGAGTCAAACTGCCACAGGTTCAAATCGCTTGGGATGAACGAGCCATTGACGGTCGCAATCGGCACGGAGAAGCCTGAGCCAGTTCCGCCAATGCTTGCCGCTGGTGCGCTCAATACGTCGCCCACGTTGTAGTAGTTGCCGCCGTTGGTTACAGTGACCGTGGTCACGGTGTTGCCAGCGACCACGATGGTGGCTATTGCGCCAGAACCAGAACCGCCAGTCAACGCTACGCTTGTGTAGGTTCCGTTGGTGTAGGCAGTTCCGCCAGTTACCGTGCCTAGCGTCAAAATATTGGAGCCAAAGTTTATTTGGTTGACGCCAGAGCCAATGCCGTTGTTGTCTACGTTGAGGACTTCAAGACCGTTGTTGTAGCCGTTGAAGACTTGGTTGTTGCCGTCTACGGAGTTGACATATAAACCGCGAGAGTAGCCCTTAGCATCACTGGTGATGGCGCGGTAACCACCAATTTTGCGTGGACGCCCACGTTGAAAACGCACCCAAAGTGCGTCTGTGTAGAAGTTCATATCGAAAATCGTGCCGTCGCGTTGGACGCCCGGCAACGTGTCGATAGTAAAAACCTTCTTGACCATTAGAACGCTCCGCCAGAAATTCCACCCGTGAAGTTACCTGTTCCAACAATCGCCAAACCAGAAGCCGAAAGCGTAGAGCGCAACACGCCCAAGATGGAGGTGTTGAACTCACCCGATGAGGCGCGGTACACGCCAGTCGATGTCTCGCTGGCAAAGTTCAAAGCAGGGGAACCTACTGTGCCGTCAATCAGCGAGATGGCGGTAGAACCAGCCAGCACCGTGTTGGCGTTCACCAAGTTGACGGAGTCGCAAATCAGCGTGGACTGTTGGTTGGAGCCAATGGTCGCGGTTGAGCCACCAAGGCCCGTGGACAGCGTGATGGTGTAGTTCGACGCACCACCCACGGTGGCGTTCTGAACGTAGTACACCTGCACCGTTGGAGGCACGATGATGGTCACGTTGCCTGTCAGGGTTCCCGTGTACTTCTGCACCACGTTTGACGCCTCTGCGGCGGTCAGGGTGTAGGTTCCAGTGGTAACGGCTTTTGTCAATTGGGTGAAAGCGAACTGCGTGTTCTTGCCAAAGCCGACGGTGTAGAAAGTCGTGCCAGAGCAAACAATGATGGCTGAGTCAGTTGGCTGGAAAATGATGGAGGCCGAGCCGTTGATAAGCTGTCCGCCAGTACCTGTGACGGTCAACGAGCCTGTGCCAGCGTTGCGCACCAGCATGAACCAAGAGTTGCCCAAGGTCGTCGCAGAACTCAGCGTCAGAGTGCCTGCGCCACCTGTCCACACATAAGCGTTGGAGAGGTCAGAGAACTGAGCGGTGTAGTCGGAAGAGAAGTTCGTGACAGGCTGGGACTGGTTCAACGTCTGACCGATGGCAATCAGGCCGTAGCCAGCAAGGGTCGCGGCGTCAGCACCAGAGGAGCCAATACCAAAAGCGATGATGCCCCAAGTGCCTGCGGTGGTTGTGTTCGTGACGATGTAGATGTACTGGGCTTCACCTGCGGCAATCGTGACGATGGTGTTTGCGCCTGTGTAGTCTTTGACGGTTACAGGCACAGCGCCGACGTTGCGAATCAAGGCATCCTGACCGACCGATGCTTGGTTGGCGGGAGGCATCCACAATTCGTTTGCGCTAGAAGCGGTAGACACCTCCATGATGCGTGCGGCGGCGTCATCGGTCGTTGTGCCGTTGATGGGCCATTCCAACTGCAAGTCAGCCGTCAGGATGATGCGGCGATACGAGACGTCCGTCGGTTGAACGACGTTGCCTGTGAAGGGGGAGTTGTAACTCATGGTCAGGTATCCAATACAGTTGCTTGACGGTCACCAATACGCTGTACATCCTCAGACTTCAGGGTCTGGATGATGAGGTCGTAATTCTGTTGCCACATAGGCATACGCTCATCGTTCTTGATGTACGGCATGGCCTGCAACAAAGACCCATACAGCAAAGCCTGTGGAGCGTAGATGGTGAACCAATTCGTTTGGTTGGAAGAATCAAGCGGCTGGAGCCGCTCGTAGTACAGAACCTCAAACTCATACGCCAGCGCAGGAGATGGAGCGACTATCCAGTGGGTGTAGTCGTAATCGCCGTAATAAACGGGCGCACCAGTCACGGTTGGGTCTGGGGCATACTCGCGCAGGTACTCGTACTTGCGAAGCAATACAGGCTGTTTCTGACCGCCTACGGTCACGTTCATGGATACTGTCTTGTGCCAGCGGGCAGGCTTGTCGATGATGGGCTGACCAATCGTCATGGTCGAGGTCTGCACCGTCAGGTTGCCAAGGAACTTGATTTGGCTGGCAATGATTTGCTCTGCCAGCATAATGAACAAAGGAATCTTGGCGAGAGTATCGGCGTCAGTACGGTCTAAGTAAGACTGTATGTTTTCGACCAGTGAGTCGTAGGTCATTACCGATGCGGTCGTCATTCTGAGGCTCCTTTTTATCCAACATTACGCTCAAAATGGGGACAATCCACCAAAGACTTGAAGTTGCCGCCCCAGCGATTTTTGGGGTTCAAAGTTTCCCAGTAAGCACCCAGTGGTGCAAGGATGTTCTTATCCCAGATTATCTGCCCATCCTTGAAGAAATTCAAGTCGATGGCACAGCGTTTGAGGTGTATGGAGTTCATGGTCTTAGAGCGCCCCGCTTTGACGTGCAAAGCCTGTTGTTCAGGTGTGCGGGCCAACTCCCCGCCAGTGACCATAAAACCTTGCTCAGAGGCGTATTGAATCAGTTTGCAGGCATCCAGCAGGAATGCCGCTTGTTCTTGGCTCAGGCTCATTCTTTGTCCTTCCTGCGCATTTCCATGACCTTCTCAACGGTGCGTCCGCCAAAGTAAGCGGTCATCACCAACATACCCCACTGGCCTAGCAAGTTGACGTAGGCTTCGTTGACGTCGATGCCTGCGGCGCTCAAACCCGCAAACAGCAGGTAGGCGGTCAGGATGTACACCAAGGTCAAGGGGCGGATGTTCTTAGACAGCACGGAGTCAGAGGCCATGTCTGCCTGCCAGCGCTTGCTGACGTTGTCTTCTTGATTGGCTTGTGCGGCGAGGAGGGCTTTGAGTTCCTCCTGCTCAATGCGGGCCTTCTCAATGCCCAACTCAAGCAGGCGCTCTTCGTGGTCAAACTGAAGCTGGCGCAGTTTCTCAACTTCGGCAGGCGATGGGTTGTCAGAGATTTTCACGCCCAGCGTGGTCTCAACAACTTCCTTGCCCTTTGCTTGAATCGCAGATGACAAAAGGCCCAGACCATTCTGGGCCAATGTACCGAGCAGTGATGCAACGATTGGAATCATTACTCCCCCTTGGCGGTTTGGATGGTGTCGTTACCCTTCTTGACAGTGACCTTGTCGCCTTCGACCGTCACAGACATAGGAGGCTCTTTCTCGGCAAGCCTGTCCAGCTTGTCGATGAGTTGCTTCATCACCTCAAACTCTGGCTTCTCTTGCTTTGGGGTTGCTCCAGCGATGCCATTCAGCATGGAAATCAGAGCCACAAGCGCAGAGCCTAAAAGCCCCATCACGGCGGCTATCTTGCTCTCTTCCAAAAAAAGGGATGCACCGACACCAATCACCACAATCAGCGTGATGTAAAACAGTCCTTGCTTGCCAATTGCTCTTCCAGCAACGTCTTTGGCGGGCGAAGATGCCTCCATCTTGCTGAGTTCTACGGCGGCTTGCGCCTTGATGATTGCTATGTCGTTGCTTTCGCTCATTTATTTACATCCCAAAAATTCGTTTTACAAAGTCGGCGGCAACGCCGGGGCCAAGCAACACAGCCAAGATGAGTACATACAAGAGATACTCAATCTTGGTCATGCGCTTGGAACCATCATCGAAGCGGGCCTGAATGCCCTCGTACCGTTGGGCGCAGATTGCTTCGTGAACACTCAGACGCTTGTCGGTCTCGGTGGCTAATTCGTGAACCGCTTCCATGCCCTTACTCTGCCTTTGGTTGCTCAGTCATGCTGGCTTGCGCTTCTTTTTGCAAAGCCTCAATGAGTTGAAAGGTCTCTTGGTACGGGCGTGTGCCAAGGTAGCCAAGAATCTGGTTGACCAGTTGTGTTGAGAGAGTCAGTTTTTCCATTGCCATTTCCTTCAAAAAATTCCGCTGTTATGGGTCAGCGGTTCACCCTTTTTTATTCGTCAGCAGGCAGGGGTGTGTTGCCCTCTGCAAGCCACTTTAGGTAGGCTTGGTAGTCTGTGTTGTCAGGGTCAAATGGTATGCAAGCGTTGTCCGAGAGACGCATAACTCTGATTACTTTTTCTTGGATAAAATCTGGTCGTGTTAGTTTATACATTTATAGCTCCGCAGAATAACTATATGTGCCGCCATTAAACCTAACATACCATGCACATCCTAATGTTGGAATTGCATTTGTACCAACTCCGAATTCTAGAGTCCCGTAATTGGTATCAACTGCACTAGCTACTTGTGTGCCACCAGATACGTTTGTCCACGTTGAAGCATCAGAATAGTATTGCCATGTTCCTGTTGTTGTACCTGTTGGTGTTGCTCGCATTGTGGTGGGGGACTTAATTGCAAGAATTGCCAAATTTCCGCCATCCCTTCGCGTTACAGCCGCACCAATTGGAACTACAGTTCCATTATAAAAATACCTCTGACACAAAGCCAACTCAGTACCAATCGAACGGAAGTCAAACGATGTGGCTACAGTGCCTACTTCAAACTGCACACCAGTCACTTGCCATGTCGCATTCAGTGTCTGAATAATAAAAACAGAACCAGTTGGGGCGCGAACATCGGAAGCCGTCCAAGCATTTGCGGTTCCAGTGCTTGATGTTCCATGACTGAACCAAACTGTGACTCCAGTAGTGTTGTTGGTAGCCCAAGTTCCAGTAGTATCGCCGGGGATTGTTATGGTTTCATACTCCCAAGTATTTGCACTGGAAATTGTGTAAGAAAATGGAAAACACCTGTTTCCAGCATCGTTTCTTAAAGAACCACCGAAAGAGCCAGTCAATGAAGATTTGACCCAAAAAGAAAGGGTTATGGACTTGGCGTTTGCAGTCCCCCACCCCAAATCTGCAATATTAAAACCTTCAATTGATTGGCGGCTAACAGCGTTAAGAGTTCCAGTTTGCACGGTGGTAGTCGTAACCTTGAGTGAATAATTAAATCCTGCTGGAGCGTCAGTGACTTGTTGAGCCGTAAAAGCACCGTCACCAATCTCTGTGTTTGTCCATCTATCAGGATTCACCACATTGTCACCATTAACAGCGACAGAAGATGCGCCACTGCGCTGACTGATTGTCATGTTGCCATTGATGATTCGATTTTTGAACGACGACGCATTACCAGCGCCTAGCGAGTAGCCAGACTCTGTGGTCATCTTCTCTGCTTGGATTGTGCCGAAACTCATGATTGTTCTCCTGCTAGTTGCTCGTCAGTTGGACGAGGCAGTGTTGGGTGTTCCCACTTGGCGATATAGTCACCACGTTCATCTAAATCGTTTTGTAGACGAATCACGGTCATAAAGTCACGGTCTGTGAGTTCCGAATAGATTGATTTGATTTTTTCGTAGAGTGTCATCATGCGCTCCTTATCATGGCCGCTTGAAAATATGAAATAACAATTCCTGAATTTGCAATTGCTGGGGAACCACTGGTCGACCACACATAGATTTCTATGTAATCCGTTGTGCCATTGCAATAAATCAAAGCTGATGCAGATGTATACGTCTCTGAGTTTGATGCATTAGTGCCGTTCCCGCGCTTATTTTCGCTTCCATTTTTGTATATGGTTGCAAAAACTAAACCACTGTTGCTGTATACATCCAACTCTGTGTTTATTTGGTAGTAACCAGCAACTGTTGGCGTAAATCTGCTGGTCGCAGTGTCGTAACAACTGTTTGTATCAAACTCTTCCGTTTGAAACGTCACTTTCGTTTGTACCGCCGAAGAAAATGACTGACCGGCGTTTTTGTAGGCACTAAACGCAGGGCCGCTGTTTTGAGTGACGCTCGACGCCGAGGTCAGCACCGTCCCACTATTATCTGGCAGTGTCAGTGTGCGGTCGGTGTTGCTGTTTGGGCTGGCAATCGTGAAGATGCCTGTGCCGCTGGCGTTACCAGCTAGTGATACCTTACTCATGCTTGCGCTCCCATGCGTTGTGCGGCTTCAGCCTGTGCTTGTTGATACGCCGCGATGACCTCTGGTGTCCAAGCCGCGTTGCAAATTGCAACCACGTTGGCTGGCTGACCAGTCAAGTCTTGCGCTGGTGTCAGAGACGTGCGGTGATATGTCTTTGCAATTTCATTGCCGTCTTCAACGACTCGCGTTGCTTCGCGATAAAGAACAATACCGTTTTCAGTCACGGTGATTTGGTCTATGTTGGTTGTTTTGGTAAGTAACATTTGTTTTCCTTTGTTAAGTTGTGGCGTTGTAAGTCATTGTTCCTTGGATGCCGGTAAGACCGTTCACCTGAGAAGCGCCATTAAACAAATATCCCGCAGTCTGCCCCGTGGTGTATCGAGGGTAAAGAGAATTGGAGAAAGCAAAAAATTGAAAGTTTGACCCATTAGAATCTGTTGCCGTGGATGAGGTGCATTCAAGGCCACCGCCAAACTGATAAGTGGTTTCGGCAACAACAGCAAACGGCAAGCCCCCAACCTGCAATACCCCAGTAAAACCAGACAATGAACCCGTCCAGCCAAAGTTGACCGTAACTTGACGTCCAATCTTTACATACCTACCCCAACGATTTGTTACCGTAGTCGTTCCAGTTGTGCCGCCGTCAGATATGAAATTAGGAGTCCAATCTCCCTCCTCATAATCATCCAGCGTATTGGCGTTGGATGACGCCGATTGAGACGAAGGGAATGTGATGCCAGCGCCAGAAGCCGCAGGAGTTGCATTGCCAACACCGATGGTTGTTGCAAAAGTTGCTGTACCTGTGACATTTTCAGCAGGTGTAGTAATACCTGTTGTTCCGTTGATTACGACTGCCATATTCTTCTCCTTAAACCACTGTCCAGACAGAACCTGACGATACCGTCACAGTGATGCCTGAGTTGACTGTTACTGGGCCAGCGGACATTGCGTTTGAACCTGCTGGGATTGTGTAGTCCGCAGACACGGTTGCTGAGTTCACAAACAAGCCGTTACCTGCCACCAATTCGCTTGACTGAAACTCGCCAGTGCTGGGCTTGTACAGCAGTTTTGCGTTGCTGGTGTAAATCGTTGAGGCTGTGCCTGTCGTTGCGGCGGCAAACAGAGGATAGACGTTGCTTGAAGTCGCAGTGTCGTTGCTCAATGCCGCGCCACCCACAGAAGCCCAAGTCGTGCCGTTGTAGCCCTCAAACTCGGTCGTGGTGGTGTTGAAGCGCAACATACCACTCACTGCGGTAGGGCGCTGTCCAGTCGTACCCTTGCTGATTGTCAGCGCACCAGTCGAAAGGAAGGACGAGTCAGAAGCCGCAAGCAAAGCGCCATTTAAGTTAAGCACATTGGCGACAAAAGTCAGGTTTGCAGAGTTGTCAATGGCTGATGTACCAGCGCCAAACAAAATGCGCCCTGCGGTGATTGTGGTGAGTCCTGTACCGCCGTTTCCGACAACCAGAGTTCCCGCTACCGTTACCGCGCCCGAAGTCGCAGTCGCTGGAGTCAGACCAGTCGTACCAAACGAAATCGTGCTGACGTTGGTCGTCGCGGCGTTGCTTGCCAACAGCTTGACCGTGCCGCTGTCGTTGTAGTACAGCTTGCCGTCAACGATGTTGAGCGCCAGTTCGCCTGCCGCAAGGTTTGCCGCCAGAGGAACGGCAGAAGCCGTTGTACTTCTGTACAACTGAATTGGGGTGTAATTTGTTGCCGCCATTTTAGAAAGTTCCTCCAGAAATCCCGCCTGTCAGCACGCCAGTTGAGGGATTGCAAGTTATTGATGAGTTTACCAATTGCCCCAGATTACCGCTAGTCGCATTCACAAAAGTGAGGTAGTTGGTCGCGTTGGTTGCGTCCAACGTGATAGCGGTGTTAGTTGCGTTTGTTGCGTTTGTTGCGCTACCCACAGACAGGGTGGACTGAGCCACATACTGCGGAGCAGAACCTGTTGAGGTCAGAACCTGACCCACTGTGCCAATAGCCAGCGTAGCCAGCGTTGTAGAGCCAGAGGCATACAACATATCGCCAGTGGTGTAGGACGCCAGCCCAGTACCGCCGTAGCCCACGCCTACAGTGTTGCCGTTCCATGTGCCTGCGGTCAGCACGCCCACGCCAGTGATGCCAGTGTAGGAGCCGCTGATGTAGGCAGAACCGACCGTGCCAGAGGTGATTTGGTTGCCGTTCAAGGCGATTGGCTGGTCAATCAGAGATGTGATTTGACCCTGCGCATTCACCGCCAAGGTCATGGAGCGTGCGTCTGTGCCGTAAGTTCCAGCAGTCACCGCTGTGTTGGTGATGCTGAAGGTCGTGTTGGTCAGCGTCAGGCCAGTGCCAGCAGAGTAAATCTGAGCGGACGAAATCTGAGCAAACGTGATTGCAGTTGTGCCAAAAACGATTGGGCCAACGGTGTTGCAGATATAGGTCTCGCCTGCGCCTGTATTACCAGCCTGCACAAAGAATGCATCGCCTTGGCCCAAAGAGTTGGGGCTGAAGGGCGCGTAGGTGTCTGCATCGGTTGCGCGAGTCAGCACCCAGTTTGTGGATGCAGTACCCACCACGGTCACGGTGTAGACGCCGTTCTCGAACTGGTTGGTCTGGTTGTAAATCAGCACGCGCATACCAACGGTCGTCAGGACGCCGTCGATGGTCAAGGCCACCTGAGTGCCTGCGTTGGTCAGGGTAGCGCCTACGCCGTCGCCAGCCCCACCGGGTTGGTTGTACGTCGCATTCAGGTTGCCCACAGAGTTTGGTGACTCAAGGTAGACAGGGTCGTGGTAGTGGATGCCAGAAGCCGCAAGCGCGTCCACATACTGCTTGGTCGCCAACTGCAAGGCGGTTGTTGGGTCTTGCGTCACAGCGACCGAAGTCAGCCCGCCAAGCGTCAGGCTTGTCCCGCCCAGCGCAATGTTGGTTGTGCCGACAGTCACTGAAGAGTTGGTCAGTGATGCGTTTGCAATGTTGGTCAGCGTGTTCGACGCGCCGTCAATTGTTTTGTTGGTCAGCGTTTGCGTGCCAGTCAAGGTCACCACGCTGGAGTCGATGGCAATCGTCACCGCGCCAGAGCCGTTGTAGGACGTGCCTGACAGACCTGTACCAATGGTCAGGGCGTTTAGGTTTGAACCCAGAGCCACACCAGAGATGGTGCTGTTGACCAAAGCGTTGTTCGGGATGCTGGTGAAGGTGTTGGTTGCACCGCTCATCGACTTGTTGGTCAATGTCTGCGTGCCTGTAAGGGTGACGACAGTTGAGTCGATGGCGATGGTGACAGCGGTCGCGCCGTCGTAGGAGCCACCAGTCAAACCAGTACCGATTGTCAAAGGATTCGTAACCGAAACGGTTCCAGTGATGACCGAGAACGGGATGGTGGTCGAGGCGGTCATCGCGCTCGTGCCGTTACCGTAGACGTAACCAGTCAGCGTTCCAACGCCAGTGCCGCCATTTGCCACCTCAAGGATGCCACCAAGCGTAATTGCGCCGCTGGTGGGGGTAGATGGGGTCAAGCCTGTTGAGCCGCCGCTGAAGGTCGTTACGCCGCCAGACAGGGAAAATTGACGCCAAGAGCCTGCGGCATAGCCGTCAAAGGTCTCGGTAGTGCTGTTGAAGCGGAACTGACCATTGGAGCCAAGGGGCTGTTGAGCCGTATTGCCGATTGGCACGGTCATGGAGGCGGTTCCCGGCATCACGGCGTTGTCAGCCAAGCCAACAGTTGGGGAGCCGCTCACAGCGTTGCCATTGGTCAGCAAAATCTGATTTGCCGTACCCAAGATGCTTGTCGAGTTGATGATGCCGCTCGTGTTTACGGTCACCAAGCCATTGCCAAACAGGTTCGCCAAGGACAGCACCTGACCAGCCAGAGCCACGGTTGGGTTGCCTGCAATGCCGTCACCGTTGGTGATACCCAGCCCTGCGCCTGTGACCGCGATGGAGCGGTTCACCAAGGTGGTTGAGTCGGTCTTGACCTGAATGCCTGCGGCGGAGTTCACCAAGGACAGCAAAGCGCCCGTGGTGCTGATGTTGAAGAGACCCTGCGCACCGCCGTCGGTCGAGGTCAAACCATTGGTCACGCCAATGTAGCGACTGTTGGGCAGTTGAGGTGTCTGGATGAGAGTCAGGTACTGGTATGTCTGCGAAGGCGAAGCCGCAATCGCGCCAGTCGTCGTTTGGACGGTGACCCCATTTTGAACAATAGGAACCGCTTCAGTGCCTGTAATAGCACCAGCGGCGGGGAGTTGGGTAATGGCGACTTGTGCTGACATTATGTACTCGTGTTATCTGGCGGGTTCGGTGCAATCGTGTCCTTATTTCCAGTGCCTGTTGGGGTCTGGGTATTCTGCTCAGTCGAAATCAAGAACTGGCTTGAGCCATCCATTGATTGACTGCCAGTCATAAGGTAATTGTCGTTTGCCGCTACGCTTACATCAGGGCGGGCAAAGCGAAGGTTGATGCGTTCGGTTTTGCGTGCCGCCAAGCGGTAAGGGTCAAGGGTGTCCCAACAGCCGTCACCGCACACGCGGAGGCCGGGCGAGTTGCCGTCAGGTCTCAAGTCCACATACGGCTTCTTCATCTTGCATCTATCGCATACAGCGATGGCAACCGAAGCGAGACCAGTTGTGTCCAAGAAAATTGGCATCTATTACCTCGTGTAGACGGAAATGTTGGGGGCGAAGTAAATCGGTGACTTGTCGCGCTCTTCTTGCTCTGCTTCGTACAGGTACTTCTCAGCCATCTTCTCCAGATAGCCAACCCTGTCCATTGGTACTTGCGGGAGTTCGAGGCTCATGCGGTGAGCCAGCATGAACACAATCGCCTCGTACCAGCGTTGAGGAATCTGCAATTCGTTGGTCAAAGCGCCCACGTCCATGATTTGGGTGGAGTACCACACAGTCATCTGCACGAAGGCATTGCTTGGTGTGGGCCACAGGTAAATTGTGGGGTTCGGGATGGTGCGGTCAAACCAAAACTGGTAGGGCTGGTTTGCCGTGAAGTTCTTGTTGGGCAGGTTGGTGTAGTCGTCGCGGTTCAAGCGAGACATCATCACCTCGGTGCTGTTATTGCCGATGTACCACTCGCGCAGGGCCAGAGTAGTGCCACCAGAGGCCACGATGCGGTAGTAGGGGACGTTTTGCCCCGGGTCAATGTCAGTCCACACCCATGTGTTGTCCGTCACCGCAACGGCTCCAAGGTCGTCCAGCGTGACCCAAGTAGAGCCATCAGACGAGTATTGGAGCGAAATATTCCATGTGGCTGACCCACCACCAGCGATGTAGGGCAAAAACCCGATAGAACCCGCATAGATGGGGTTGTTCGTGCCGTAGTTGATGGTGAAGTTGCCGTTTGCCGAAGTTTGCTGGGTGTAGGTGTCGATGTCGTTGTCGTACAGGTTCGCCACCACACCGCCAGCAGAGGAGGTGTAAGCGCCATCAGGGCGCGTCATGGTGCGATACAGCACGTTGAGCGTGTCTACAGCCCCGTCAGGCAGGGTGTAGCGGTATTTGTCAGGGGTGAGGCCAATGACCTCTTTGCTGATGCACCAGTATTGAATGCCACGGTTGATGAGGTTGGACAGCAAGAAGCCAAGCGATTGGCGTGCAGACAGAACCTGCTCGGAGGTCAGTTCTTCCGCCAGTTTCCCGCACCGACGAGCGCCGTGGTCAATCAAGGTCTGTACATTGACCGTTTGTCCGTAGGTGTCAGAGTACGCCATATCAACACTTCCATCGTGCAAGCGCCGCCGCTTTTCGCGTAGGCTTGCCTTGTTCGTCTTTCATCGGCCCAGCCATACCACTCATTCGAGCGCAGAAGGAGTCCTTGCGTGCGCCTCCTTGTGGCTGGGGTGCTTTTAGGTTTGAACCAGTCTCTCGATTGTACTTCTCGCGACCTTTTTGTGTAAGACCTGCGCCTTGTTTTGTTGGCAATTTTTCGCCACGTCCAACAGAAAGGTTTGGCCCACCTTCTTTAAATTTTTTACCCTCATCAGCCTTGGAAAATTCTTTACCAACTTTTTGAGGGATGCCAACTTTTTTGGCAAAAGAAGGGTTGTGCGCAACCGCTTCCATCAATTTGTGCTGGGAAGATGATTTGCTTGGCATGGCTTACCAACAAGTTTTCTTAGACGAGCCGCCATCTTTCATCTTGGCAGTCTTTGCTGACTCAACGAAATCTTGCTTTGTTGGCGCACCTTTGCTACCAACTTTGCGCATCTTTTCGCCAGAACCCTCGGCTATCCGTTTTTTCTTTGCGTTGATGTTGGCATACAAGCCATTTGGTTTGCTTGGCATATCAAGGCCCAGTTTTAATCAAAATAATGTTGAAGAACGCACTCACGATGTTGTTGTTTGACGCACCGATTGCAGACGCGCCGATGCAATTCTTTTCAGGCACAACGTAAGGCGGGTCAAAGTCATACGCAACTGAGCCATTGTTGATGGCAGACACTGCGCCAACACGCAAAATGTTGTCTGCGCCATGTTGCTTTAAAAACGAAGTCACAGCGGTAGAGCCTGTGGCTTGACCAGAAGTGATTACGCCCTTAATGACGTACCCAGTGAACCCAGCAGGCACGCAATAGTGCGCCGTGGTGCGCTGGTTAAAGCCAGTGGCAATCATGTCATACAGCACCGCAGGAACGCCAGTAGTGACGGTTCCTGTGCCTGCGTTGATGTCCCCAGCGTTTGCGCCACCAGAGCCTACCGTTACGGTGTAAAACTCGTTGACGTAAAGATACAAATTAACTGTGTTGACTTCAGTCTGACCGTTCAAAATAACGGTCTCACTGACAGTGTTAAAACTGCCATCCACGCCAGAGATGAACACGGTTCGAGCGCCAGTTCCTGCGGCAGTGTCGCTTGCACTGGTCGAACTGATTTTTAAAACTGAGGCCGTTGTTGGATGGGGAACTGTTCCGCCATTGGGCCAAATGGATTCCTCTGTGGTGTCAAGGTCTGGGTTGTAGCCAAAGACAATGACATCAGAGTGACCCTGAATTTGATTGCGTGCAACTTGAAGGCCAAAAGGCTCAAAAGTGCCTTGTCGCGTGATTGACGAAATAACTGTTGTCATTACGCAATACCAGCTTGAACAACATTCATTGTCACTGAGCCAGCACCAGAGTTAACCAGAACCTTCAAGCCAGTGATTGGAAAATTGATTGAACCATCTTCGTTGCCAGTTTTGCTGGTGATGGTTGCATCGTCAAACCAAGTTGTAAAACCAGCCGACGGGTCATCGTAGCTGTACTGCACAGAGTAGTTGACAGTGCCAGTCACAACTACCGCAAAGCCAATATTTACAGGCGTCACGTTTGTGTTTATCACCACAGCATTTGTGGAGCCAGCGCCCGTTTTTGATACGGTTTGTACCTTCATGTCCTATCCCCAATTAGAAGTAGGGGCCGAAGCCCCTACCAATTTTTAACAAGCCCTACCGCCGCTCCGCTTTTTTGCAGGAGGAGGAGAAACAGTCTTGCTGACCTCGCGCTCTGTAGTCGTTACCGCGCCTTGACCAGTAAGGCTGTTGAAAGCCTTCTTAGCTTGGCGTGGCAAGAACATCAGGGCATCTGTCACCATCTTGCGGTCTGCCTCGTTCTCTGCCTTTTCACGGGCATAGTGAGCGTCATACGCGCCTTTCGACATATCCATCTCTTTGTCAGAGGTTGCACCACCACCAGCCATCTTCATCTTGCCGTACTTGCTGTAGACCTCATTGGACTGAGCCTTTGCCTGCTTCATCGCAGTCTTGTTCTCAGCCGCAAAGTTCTTCATCAAGCGACCTTCAGCGGGAGTTACCTTGCCACCTTTTTTGAAAGTGCCAGACAACTCGCTGATGGAGACAGGTGCAGACGGCTTTTTACGGCCTTGGGGCATCGCGACGGGACGACCTGTGTCAACAGTACCCCCCGCCGCGTAGGCTTTTTTTGAGGTTTTACCCCCAGCTTTAAAGCCTCCAGCGTTACCGAGCGCGACACCACCAGTCTTGTAGCCACCGCCGTTACCGTTCTTCACGTCGCCTGTTTTGCCACTGGTTTTGCCAGTGTATTCAGCCGTGTGCATATCGGTATTGCGATACTTGCCACCTTGACCTTCGGTGTTGATGATGCCGTTACCAGCAACACCACCCTTGGCGTACTTCTTGACGTCTCCGCCCTTCTTGTAGCCACCTGCGTTGCCCAGAGCAACACCACCAGTCTTCAGACCTTTATGGCCCTTGCTGGCAGGCTTGGACTCGTGAGACTTCAGTTCTTTTTCAAGACCCTTCATCTTCGACATCTCAGCCTTGTGCATACCCTTGGACTCGCCGCCTTCAGCTTTGCCGCCATTTTTCATTGGGGGCATAGCCATAGGAGCGGCAGGCTTCTTAGCCATCATCGCCTTGCGACGTGAGGCCATCGAGGGTTTGCCGGGGGCGCGAACAGGCGCGTTGACTGCGGGACGACCAATCAGAGCAGGCGTACCAGCGAGAGCGTCCATAGCGCCTCCGCCCATAGCCATTTTCTTGTGACCGCTCTCAGCCTTGCCACCTTTTTTCATGTTGACATGACCGCCTTTTTTGAGTTTCAACTCAACGGTTGGCTCCGTGGTCATCATCTTGACCATTGGTTTAAATTGTCCCATTGTCTTTCCCCTTTAAGCGAAAGTTTTGTAGACAATAGTCACACGAGCCGCACCAGCCGTAGCCGCTGTACCAGTCTGAGCAAAAGTGACAGTTGCGTCAATGTCGCTCGTACCTACAGTGGCCCAAGCGCTGTACACGCCTGTGGTTGCGACGCTCTCGCGTCCTGCTGTGCCTACGTCAGTTGCGGTGACGAAAGCGGCGGCAGAGCCAGTCTTACCCACCGTAACGGTGTTGGTAGTCCCAGCGTTGAATGCGGTAGTCGTGTCGATGTTGATGTCGATGATTTGCGCATTTGCAGGCAGAGTGCCGATGCTCACCGCAGACGTATTGCTGAAAGCAATAGTCGTGGTGATAGCCGACAACACACCAGCAATGTTCGTTACTGCGTTGTTTGTAGCCATAGATTTCTCCTGTAGCGAGGGGAGCCGAAGCCCCCCTCAATTGGTTTAGACGCCGGGAGTACCGTACATGGCACGCCAGTCGGTAAAGCCAACTTGGTAACGCTCTGTCGCTTTGTAGCGCATAGAGTCAGTTTCAAAGTCGCCTTCCATTGTCTTTTCCAACTTACGACGCATCAACAACTTCATGCCTTCTGGAGCGTCAGTCTGCACCCACCATGCGGTAGATGAAGTCAAACGAGACAGAACAGCCGCGCCTTCGTCAAGCAAGCCAATAGACTTGATTGGGTTGACGTCGTTGTTGCCTGTGCCTGAACGGAGAACAGACTTCAACAGCACTTCAGCTTGGAACACGTTGCCCGGTGCAACCACCAGTTGACGTGGAACCAAACGAATCTTCTTGCCGTTGTTGTCCACTGCTTGGCGGATTTGAATCAGCATCTGTTCGAGAGATGTCTGGCTCAAGTTCGCGGCGGTAGTCAGCAAGTTAGAAGCTGTGCCGTTAACGATTGGATGGCTTGCGGAGTTCAATTGAACGCCATCACCACCGGGGTACGCGCTGTTGAAAGCGCGGTTCAACACGTTTGCCGCCAAAGTCTCTTTGGTCTCAATCAAAGACTGAGCCAAGTGACGAGCGTAAACCTGACCGATACGGATGTGGTCACCGTCCTCGACCAACACTTTGGTCAACGCGAAGGCCAAGCCAAACACGTTGTACACATAGCGTTGCAAGAACAGAACACCACCTTGTTGGTACGACACAGGAGTGCCGTCAGGCAACTGTGGAGCCGCACCGAAACCGTATAGGACGGGTTCTTCGTGGTAGTTACGAGGGATACCTTCTTGCTCACGGAAAACTCGTGACCATTCATCGGTACGTTGGTCATAGACACCGTCAAAACATTCGTTGAGGATAGGCTCAACGATGGAACGGAAGTCCGTACTGCGCATTGGAGCGGCCATTTTCTAGTCTCCTTTAGATGGCGTTTACGGACGCATTGAACTGCGACTCGTTAACTTGTACTTGCACAACTGTGTATGCATCTCCCCAAGCGTTGTCCACGCCGGGGGTCAAACCAATAATCTTCAACTGTGCAGAAGAACCAGCGGAAACAACCGAGGCGCTGATAGTGCATTGTGAAAGACCAGTGGTGGAGGAGCCTGCCGTAATATTGCTAAAGTCCGACTGAGCGCCCAGAGTCGTTTGTGCCAACGAGCCATCGGCTTGAATGTCATAAACGATTGCGGGGTCTTGGTAGTAGTAAGCAATGGCAGAGCCAGTTGTGTAAGCAGTATTCGCAGGGAAATAGTTGCTCACGCGACGACGACCAGTAG